TCTTGAAAATATTAGTAATGCTATGCCTCAGTCTTTACAGCCAACAAGCTTTATGCAACCAATGGATCAAAAAAAAAGTCCTGAGATAGCTAGGTTTAGTTTTGCTGATGGTGGTCAACTTAGTTCATTACCAAAAGATTATTTTTCTCCAGAAAAAATAATTCAAATTCTAAGGCAAGCAGAAACAGGAAGTTTTAAAGATCCATTTATTTTTACAACAAAAGATAGTAAAGATAAAAAAAGTGGTTTATATTCTTCTGCTTTTGGTCCTATTCAATTTACATATAGTTTACTTGAAAACTATAGAGACAGAGGATTAATTCCTAAAGAAGCTAAAGAATATGGAAATAAACTTATAGAACAAGGAAGAAAAAGAATAAATATTCTTCAAGGAAATATACCAAAAGATGAGTCTTTTACTGGCGGAAAAAAAGGCACTATTTCTATGGAGGAACATCAAAAGTTTTACCCTATACTTGAAAAAATACATGTGCAAGCTCTTTTAAAAGAAGCAAATAATTTAGAAGATGTTTTTAAAATTCACTATGATAGACGAAGAAATTTACCTTCTAACTTTATAAATGTAATTAAATCTAATTTAAAAAACAAAGAAAACAAAACATTTCCTAAACCAGAATTTAAACCCAAACCAAGAGAAGGTTTTATAGATAAAATACAAAACGTCTTAGGGCGTACATAGAATTTGACAGCCACCTAGACTCCTCGTCTGGCCCTGTCGCAAATACCAACAGTAGCTACCCACTAGATGTGGCCCTGCATGGAGGTGAAAAATGACTGATACAACAAATCAACAAGTAGAGGAAACTAAAGTAAAATCGCCTACCCCATCACCGTATGTCGGTAAGGATAGAGTGTTTCAAACAAAGGAAGAGATTACAAAAGAAGCTGACTCTCTAAAACAAAAAATAGAACCAGCTGAAGATGTACTTCCAGAGAAAAACACAGGCACTAAACATGATTACAAGAAACGGTATGATGATTTAAAGTCACATTATGATAATAAGTTATCTGAGTGGAGAAAAGAAAAAGAAGAAATTCTTATTCAACTTCAAGATAATAAAAAATCAAATATGGCTATGCCAAAAACAGCAGAAGAACTTCAACTTTTTAAGCAGAAGCATCCTGATGTTTATGACGTTATCGAAACCGTTGCTAGTATGAAAACAGATTCTAGAATCCAAGATGTTGAGGAACACCTTAATATCCTAAGAGAAAAAGAATTTGAACTTTCAAGGCAAAATGCTCAGAAAGAACTTTTAAACCATCATCCAGACTTTCTCGATTTAAAAGATAGTGAAGAGTTTGTAGAATGGCTAAAAGATCAACCTGATAATATTGCTGAAGGTGTCACAAAAAATGCCACAGACGTTAAATGGGCCGTGAGAACTGTAGACCTTTATAAACTTGACAAGGGTATTGGTAAACAAAAGTCTAAATCTAAAAAACCAAGTGATGCTGCAAAAGCTGTAAAAACATCTACAGCCTCGCAAGATATTACTGATAAAAACAGCAATAAAAAGATTTGGACATACGAAGAGATAGCTCGATTAAAACCACATCAATTTGAAAAAGTAGAAGAAGAAATTGAGTTGGCTAATCGAGAAGGTCGAATCAGAGAACAACTTTAATTTTAACCATTTAACTTAGGAGAAAGGTTATGGCTTTTAGTAGTGCTGCTGGTTATGATAACCTCGTCAATGGGGCTTTCGTACCACAGATATTTAGCCAAAAAGTTCTCAAATTTTTCCGTAGATCTTCGGTTGTAGAAGCAATTACTAACACCGACTATGCTGGAGAAATCGAGAACTTTGGTGATACCGTGAAGATAATCAAAGAACCTACAATTACAGTTTCTGCTTATCAACGTGGTGCAACTTTAAACCCACAAGATCTTACAGATACAGAGATTACTCTTACTGTAGATCAGGGTAATGCTTTTTCATTCAGAGTTGATGACATTGAAGAAAGACACAGCCATCTAAATTTTGAGGCTTTGGCTACATCTTCAGGTGCATATGCTCTAAAAAAGCAATACGACTTTAATGTACTAAATAACATTAATGACAACGCAACTACAGACACCACTAACTTAGGTGCTGCTAGTTCTGCTATATCATGTAATACTGGTAATGAGTGTGCAAACTATCTTAGTACAGCTGCTCGTTTACTTGACGAAAATGATGTTCCAGAAGAAGGAAGATGGGCTGTTGCTCCTCCTCAATTCTATGAAATATTACGTCAAGCAGACGCAAAGTTGATGGATTCAAGTGTTACTGGTGAAAATATGTCTGCCCTTTTGAACGGTGCTGTTACAGCAAGACAAGTTCATGGGTTTACATTATACCAATCTAATGCTATATCCGTTGGTTCAACTGGCTCTACAGCTAACGCTAACTTTGGACCTTCATCAACAAGTGGTGAAACTAACGTAATCTTCGGTCATATGAGTGCTGTTGCTACTGCATCTCATATTGCTAAAACAGAAGTAGTTAGAGATCCAAACAGCTTTGCAGACATAGTTCGTGGTCTACACGTTTTTGGTCGTAAAGTTCTTCGTGGCTCTGGAACAGGATTTACTGGTGTCTTATCCGGTGTTCCTGATCTTAACACTTAAGGGGAGTAATATATTATGGCTACATATAATAGAACCCATAGCGGTGGTGGAACAGTAGGGCATCCTGCTGGTGCTGCCAAAGCATATGTTATTACTTCACCAGTTTATGACGCTGTTGACAACACAGACTTAGAGCAAGGTGATGTTGTACAAATGATTGATCTACCAGCAGATACAATGGTAATTGGTGGTGCTGTCGAAATCCTTGAGGCTTCCGGCAACGAACAAATTACTTTTGATGTTGGTATTACTGGTTCAGCTACTACTCTCGATGCTTTCATTGATGGTGGTGATTCTGATGCAACTGGTTTTGTTCAATTTGGTATGACTGCATTGCACAGTAATGGAACAACTTCAGCAGACACTCTTGATGTTTTAGTTATTGATGGTGGATCATCAAAAACTACTGCATGGAGATTCCGTGTTCATGCTGTATGTGTTGACATTTCTAAGAACCCTGTAGAATCAGCTACAGTTTCAACTGGTACTTAGTAATATTTATTAGGTTTTGAGGGTTTCCTTCCGTATGGTTGCACTTTTATAGTGTAATAAAAAAACCCTCCTCTTTTTGCTATGTTCAAATTATGGAGATAAATATGTTTTTTATAAAATTATTAAACAAAAAAGATATAGACTTTTGTTTAAAAGGAATAAAAGAAGTAAGTTATGTAGATGGTGCTAAAACACAGCCAGTAAATAAATTTTACAAAATAAAACAAAATTTACAAACAACACACGTTCCTGAAGAAGTTAGAAAATACTTAATTGATCTTTTTTATAGACATTCATACATAGATTCTGTATATTGTCCAAATAGAATATCGGTGAATTTCTACAATAAATATCAAAAGGGAGATTATTATAATCTTCATGTAGATGCTTTTAAGGCAATGCCAAAATCTAACAATGTGTTTTTTGATTATGGCTTTTCTGTTAATTTAACAGATGATTACGAAGGCGGAGAGTTTTTTCTACAAACAGATGTAGGTCCAGTATCTTTTAAATTAGCAGCGGGTGAGGCGGTAATATTTCCGATTATATATCCACACGGAGTTAATAAAGTTACATCTGGTGTGAGAGAAAATATATTAGGTTGGATGTCCTCAAATGTTTCATACGAGCAAGCATTTATTTTAAAAAGTTTGTATGATGTAAATGCTTACTTAAAAGATAAAGACAAAGATAAATTTGTTCAATCCACGCTAGTCCAAACATATTTAAAGAAAGCGTGGGGTAAATAAATGATTTATAAAATATTTACCAATGAACAAGTAGAAGATATACTTTCTAAGTTTAACAATAAAAAATTTGTAGATGGTAAAAATACACAAAATTTAAGCAGCGTCTACGATATAAAAGAAAACAAAGAAATACTTATTAATAGTAAAGTAGATGAGTATATAGCAAGTTTACTTAAAGATAATACAGTAATAAAAAAAGTATATAGTCCTACAAAAGTAAAAAATAGAATATACAATAATTATACTACCGATGATTTTTATGATTATCACATAGACTCTTTTCAATCGTCTGATAGTAAAATGTTATATAATTATGGTTTTACTATTAGTTTAAGTGATGATTTTGAAGGTGGAGAGTTTGTTTTACAGACAGAAGCTGGAGAGGTTGGATATAAGGTCGGTAAAGGTGAGATAGTAATATTTCCTATTATATATCCACACAAAGTTTCAAAAGTTACAGCTGGCTGTAGAAAAAATATTATAGGTTGGTTTGAATCTAAAATTAGTTATGAACAATCTTTTGTACTAAAAAATATACAAGAACTTGTATCAGTAAATTTAGATTTAGTAAAAAGCAATAATACACAACCTTTATTTAAGGAGATGTTAATAAAAACTGCATTAGTACAGAATTATTTAGTTACAAAATGGGGTTTTTAATTCTGAAGGTCAAACAATGGCGAAAAAGAAAAAAACAAAAAAAGGTGATATGTCAGGGTTAACTCAAAAGGGCGGTCATTTGCGTAAAACTGAAGAAGGTGCTGGCATGACTCCTAAAGGTGTAGCAGCATATAGAGCAAAAAATCCCGGTAGTAAATTACAAACCGCTGTTACTGGTAAAGTAAAACCGGGATCTAAAGCTGCCAAAAGACGTAAAAGCTACTGTGCAAGGTCAGCAGGGCAAATGAAGAAGTTTCCTAAAGCTGCAAGAGATCCTAACAGCAGACTTAGGCAAGCTCGTAAACGATGGAAATGTTAATTAACTAACGGAGAATAAATCTATGTATGGTATGAAAAAAACTATGAAGAAAAAAATGATGGGTGGTGGAATGGCCTATGGTAAAAAAAAGAAAATGAGAGATGGTGGTAAAATGTTAAAGGATGTGCCAGAAGGTAATAAAGGTTTAGGCAAACTACCAAAATCTGTCCGTAACAAAATGGGCTTTAAAAGAGATGGTGGCATGATGTATGGCAAAAAGAAAATGATGGGTGGCGGTTCTGTTAATGAGAACATCAATCCATATGGTAGACCAGCAGATACTTCTTTAATCTAGGTGCTACTATGCCATTAAAAGCAGGTAAAAGCCAAAAAACTATTGGTAAAAATATATCAAAGTTAAAAAAAGAAGGCAAACCACAAAAACAAGCTGTTGCTATTGCTTTGACTAAAGCAGGTAAAGAACGAACTGCAATGAAAAAAGGTAGTAGAGTTAATGAAGCTGGTAACTACACCAAACCAACTATGCGTAAAAGGTTATTTTATAAAATAAAAGCTGGTACTAAAGGTGGTCCTGCTGGTGTATGGTCAGGAAGAAAAGCACAAATTCTTGCTAAAGAATATAAAGCAAAAGGCGGAGGTTATAGAAGCTAATGGCAAAAGGAGTTCCACACTATTACAAAGATGGCAAACCGCTTGGTGTTGGTGGTATGGGTCAGTATCATAAAATGAAAGATGGTACATTACACTCAGGTAAAACACACACTAAGAGCAGTAAAAGACTTTTTCATTTTAACGAATTATCTAAAACTGCAAAATTAAAAGCTAAAAAAAATCAAGATGCGTTTTTAAAAAAGAAAAAAAATGGCTAATCTAAAAAAATCACAACGTAGTTTAAAGGCTTGGGGAAAACAAAAATGGCGTACCAAATCTGGCAAACCATCTGGAAAAACTGGAGAACGATATTTACCAGAGAAAGCTATCAAAGCCCTAACACCTGCGGAGTATGCGGCAACGACAAAAGCAAAGCGAAAAGGAATAAAAAAGGGCAAAAAGTCTGTGAAGCAACCACCAGAAATTGCAAAGAAAATTAAAAAATTTAGGAAGTTTAGTTAATGAGTTTACCTACTTGTCAATGTCCTGTTTGCGATGATACGGCTTGTTTTTGTGATTGCTCAACGTGTGATGATAAATATTGTCCTTGTATGTGTCATTTTTTAAAAGAAAACGAAACGGATAAATAATGGGAACATTAACTTTTCTTAACTACACCAACAGAGTTCTTGAAGATTTAAATGAAACTACTTTATCAGCTTTATCAAGCTCTAGGGGTGTTCAAACTGTAGCAAAAAATAGCATCAATCGTGCTATAAATGACATAGCTAACTCAGAAGTTGAATGGCCCTTTTTACATAGTGATAAAGAACAAGATACTTACGCTGGAGTTGCTGAGTATGGATTACCTTCAGATCACTCTTATGTAGATTTTGATAGTTTTATGTTGTTTCCAAAAAATTTAGTTACCAATGGAACATTTGATAGTAACATTACTAATTGGACCGATGGTTCTTCTGGTACTGGTGAGGTAACATTTAATAGTACAGGACCACAACCACCTGCATCAAGAACAGGTGTATTACGATTAACAGCAGGTAGTGATGGTAATGCTATAGCTTATCAAGAATTAACTACAGTAAAAAATAAACAGTATAGAGCATCTTTTGGTGTAACATATCCTTCTGGTGGTGACTTAACTTTTAAAATAGGTACATCAGCAGATGGTTCACAAATATCTAGTAACAGTATATCTATAGATGATCTAGGTGATTTTAAATATGTAGATTTTACTTTTTCTGCAACAGGAACATCAACATTTATAACCTTTAGTCAATTAGTTGACACACAAGTAGATATTGATAATGTTGTTGTGACTGAAGATATTCATCCTAAAAAACTTAAATATCTATCTTATGATGAGTTTCAAGAGACATTGAAAGAAAGAGATAGAAATACTAACATAAGTAAACTTGGTGAGCCAGATTGTGTGTACAGAACTCAAGATGAAAAATTTGGTTTGACTCCAGTTCCTGATAAAAGCACATACACAGTGGGCTATGAATACTATAAAACAACAACACAGTTATCCGCTGATACCGATACATCTGATATTCCAACAAGGTATGAACATGCTATAATAGCAAAAGCAAGATATTATGTCTCAATACTACGTTCTGATTTAGAAACAGCACAAGCATCTTTAGCTGAGTATAATGATGTTATTCGTAGAATGAGAATAGAGTTAGTCAATAAAAAAGATTATTTTAGGGCTGTTTAATGATTGGTAGATTAAAAAATGCGTCTGTAGCATTATCTAGCACAGACCTAACAAATATATATACCGTACCTACTAATTTTACAGCTATTATTAGAGAGATATTTCTTACAAATGTAGATGGTAGTAGTGCAGTAGATGCTACTTTAAAATATACAGACACTTCTGCAAGTGCAACTTTTTCATTATTAAGCACAAAAAGTATTGCAGCAGAT